AGTTTTCTTTCTCAATTTTAAATGCCATACACAAAATCAATTAATTTTTTATAATTTTGTGCGTGTTCATTATCTCCATGAGTTTCTTTTACAGTAGCCAAAAATTCTTCTTTCGACCCACAAAAGCAACCTGTCAATATTTTGTCCTGTTCTTTACAAATTGTGATCATAGAGTTTCTTGAACCAATCGGGCCGTAAAGGATATAATCTGTAGTCTTGTTTATCTTTATACCCTTTAGAATTGCATTGCCGGAAACTATTGCATCGCCGGAAACTATTGCATTGCCGGAAACTATTGCATTGTCGGAAACTTTTGCATCGCCGGAAACCCATGCATCGCCAAAAACTTTTGCATTGCCGGAAACCCATGCATCGCCCGTTTGAGACAAATTTTCTTCTCTCTCGATAAAGCCACCTTTCTCGCTATCAGATAAACGGACTATTCTGAAAAGAGTTCTTCCGCAAAAATCAATTTTTTCTTCTGTCATTCTGTACTTCATATTATATCCCCTTAATTTATCCGCTTAAACTGCCCGTTCTCACTTATGCCTTCACCTTCGATAATTACCCGGCATGTGTCAATATTAGCGGTCAATGCGTTTATTTTGTCAACCGTTAATTCCATTTCTTTCATATCCTGTTCAGTAATGGCAAATGTTATTTTGTGTTCCATGTGTCAACCTCTTTCAATATCTGTTCTATAAGCTCATCCCGTTCGACCGGTTTAAAAAATATGTTCTGCGAATCATTACATTTTAAACTGCATGTCGTAACCAAGTTTAACTCATGGTTTAATATAGCCTCTGCCTGTTTAACCGTCAAGCATTTTTTCTCTTTTAGCAAAAAATTTACAGATTGCTTACCCTGCTTTATTCTATGTGCTATTTGTGGCTGTCGGTTGTATACAGGTTTACCGCATGTTTGACAGATAAAGCCGTCACGGGCAAATATTGAATAACGCTGTTCAGGTTTCATTTAAACACCCTCCCTCTGACATCCTGATATTTTTCCCCTTCGTCCTCTTCTTTCATGTTCCCGCCGATCTCGACATAAAGCAGGTTTTCGCAGAACTTTAAATAGTCCATCGTTTCCTTGATTGTAAATGTTTTCATTGACGGGATATGTCCGTAACCGTTATCAAGTGGAAACGTCCGGCCGGATGTTTGATACTTTTCCGGCATGTCGTTAAACGATGCAAACCAAAGTTCCCGGCGCCCGGTTTTACGGTCGATGTATTCCGTCTTGAGTATAAACTCGTGAACGTAGTTACCGTTGGTTTCACCCATTGCCTCGGTTATTGACGGCAATATGAACCCGCGATAAAGTCTATGCTGAGCAAGCCGGATATTATCGTTACGCATGTTTTTACATTTTCCGTTGTATATATCGGGATTGCAGTTTTGTTGACGCTGGCATTCTGGACAGTTTGTTTTCATGTTCACCTCAATATGTTACTGTAAATGTTAGTACAGCAGCGGCAAGCCAGTATAATATCTTTCTCCAGTCGCCGCCCGGAACGTATCCGGCGGCGGCGCATATATCAAGAATTATTAACAGTGTAGGAAATAGCTTATTAGTCATTAAAATAACTCCGGTTGAATAGTATGTTCTTCGTGCGGCTTTGCATCTTTTAAATTTAAAATCGACTGCTTAAAATAACTTTCTTTAAGTTCAATTCCGATACCTTTGCGACCATTTACAACAGCGCCATACACTTCAGAACCGACCCCGAGAAACGGAGTAAAAACAACCTCGTCAGGATTTGAATATAATTCGATTATTCTGTTTATGACATCGAGTTGCAGCGGATGGACGTGTTTTTCATCGTCCGGATCTTTTGAATCTTTGAATGGTAAAACTTCATCAATTCTTATATCATCCCAAACAGAAGAGGCATACCGCTGCCATATGTAGTGCGATAGCTTATTACTTTTTGGTTCGCCCTTGTCATAATATTCTTTATTGAGATATTCCCACAATTCAGACTCGTTATAATTTGTTTCATGTGCATTATTAAACGCCCTTAAAATATTCGGTAATATTGGCGTTTCACCATGATATTTTTTTAATCCGTATTCATGCGTTACGGGCACTTCATTTTCACCACGTTTAACAAATATCAAAACATAATCAGGGATAGCCGTAAAACATTGTGTAGAATCTTCAACAATCATTTTGTGCATGAGTGATTTTACCATTGTGCGCATCCTGACCTTTAAAGGCTCTTTCCATACGGTTATACGGTTGCGATATATAAATCCGTGTTTCTCGTGCAGTTTTATTATCTCGTGTGGCAAGTCATATAAATTATGAGTTACAACACTTTCAACAATATCCTGACAATGTACGGCGTTTATTCTGCCCGGTTTTGTTATCCTTGCCATTTCTTTAATTAAAAATTCATACTGTTCCAAAAATCCTTCTCTTGTCGCATTATTTGAAAAGTCATTTTCAGAACTTGAATATTTATACAGCCCTGCAAACGGCGGTGAATATACAGAAAGGTCTATTGAGTTATCACCCATTTCTGTTATTACATTCATGCAATCATTATTATAAATTGCATATTGATCGGTTATTACCTGTTTCATTTTTATTGTCTCCTATTTTAAAAAATTTGGCAGTTTTATATTTTTACTTTTTTTGATAATGACAGGCTCGATATGCCCGTGCAAATTATCATTTAATCTTTGTTGTAAGTCAATTGAATTTTGTGTTTTTAATTCAAGTGTCTCTAAAACTCTTTCCTGTCCATCTGATAAAACTAAATCGACAGTGACATTTCTTTTCTGACCGAAACGATGAAAGCGTCTTATCGCCTGATAATATTGTTCGTAACTCCATGTTGGAAAATAAACAGTATGATTACAATGTTGCCAGTTCAAACCGAAAGAGGTCATTTTTGGTTTAGTGATAATTCTTTTTATATCACCCTTTGCAAAGTTTAAAAGTATATCCTCTTTTTTATCAATACTCATTGATCCTTGAATTTCTACAGCGTCTTTATCAAGTTCATTTAATAATTCTGATTCTCTGTTAAAATTTGTCCAGTATACAGAAACTTTATCCGCTGCGAGTTCAACAGCTTTTTCACATCGTTTTTCAATTGTCGCTTTTTGCTCTTCTCTGACTTCTGTCATTGATTTTGCATTATCAGCAAATAACATTATCTGTCCGTTTATAATCAAATTGTTTTCATTTTTAACTCTGTGAATATTTTTAATCAATTCAGGTAAAATATATCTTTCATCACTAAAACCAATATCAGACGGCTTTTTAACAGACATTGACCAGCTGTTTACCCATCTGAAAAAAGCGTCTGTAGCGTGCGGTTTTAGATTCCATTTATTTCCGATGTTTTGCATTTTTACAGCATTATTCTCACTGTTTGTAAAATATTTTGATAGCATATCCATATGACCTAAATATCCAAGAGCTTCAGAACTTGTGCCGAGTTCGATAAAATCATTCGGCGCGGGTGTTGCAGTGCTTAAAAATCTATATTTTATTTTCCGCATAAATTCTGTAATCTGAGTTTTAAAAGCACCGTCAAAGTTTTTTAATATACTGGACTCATCCAATATAACCGCTTCAAAATCAGCCCAGTTAAAATAATGTAATCTTTCATAATTACAGACAACAATTTTACTTTTAAATTTTCCATCTCTTGAGTGTTCAATATCTACATCAATAGTTTTTGCTTCTTCCAAAAATTGAAAGGCAACAGCAAGCGGAGTTAATATTAAAACATTTCCGTTAGTTTTTTGCACAATATTTTGAGCTATAACAAGTTGAATTAAAGTCTTGCCAAGTCCGGTATCAGCAAACACACCGGCGCGTCCTTTTTTTAAAGCCCAGTCCGTAATATGTTTTTGAAAGTCAAACATTCTATCCGGAATATAAACCGGGTCAAATCCAAAATTACCGGATAGTTGTTGTTTATTTAAAATAAATGTTTCATAATCTGATAACATACTTTTCATATGATTCATACCAACCTCACTTAATTATGTATATAATCCATCTTACTTAAATCTGTGAAACTGTCAACATCTTTACCGCGAAACATTGAATTTTTTTTGTCGAATACCAAGCCCGATATTTTACCGACTCGACCGCCTCTGTTCTTTGCTACTATAAACCGGCACTCTGGACAGTCTAATAAACGCTGGTCTTTTGGGGTGTAAATAAATATTATCTGATTAGCGTCCTGTTCGATGCTCCCTGAGTCCCGCAGGTCTGTCAATTCCGGTTGCCTGTCGTTCTTGTCGTTTTCCCGGTTAAGCTGTGAAAGTGCTATGATCGGGATGTTTTCTTTTTGCGCTGTTTGTTTTAACATGCGTGTAATATACCCGGTGCGGATGTTCTGATTTTCGCCTTTAGCACCTGAACAAAGTTGTATATAGTCAAGCACCGCGCCGTCAATCTCTCCGCGGCGTTTCTTGTATTTTATTAAATTGATAATCTCGTGTATATCAAAAACATCATCCATTACAAGCATTTTAACCCGGTCACGCGCCATGCTCAATACTTTCTGTATGCTGTCCTTTTCGGCTTCATCATACCGCTGCGCTAATATTTTCCAACTCGGCACTCCTGAATATTGCATGAGGATGTTTGCAGCAATTTCGCGCTTCATCATTTCAAGCGAAAAAAACA